CCCGAGGGCCAGCTTGCCGCCCTGTCCGGCCTGGCCGTGGTGGGCCAGATGAGTCCGTCCGGGGCGCGCGTCATCGACCCCATCCTGTCCGAGGTCGCCCGCGGCTACCGCCACCCGCAGAACGTGGGCCGTTTCCTGTTCCCGCGGGTGCCGGTGATGGCCCGGGGCGGGCAGATCATCGAGTTCGGCAAGGAGTCCTTCAAGCTCTACCGCAGCCGGCGCGCCCCGGGCGGCGCCACCAAGCGGGTGGAGATCGGGTACCTGGGCAAGCCCTTCTCCCTCAAGCAGGACGCCCTGGAGGGCAAGGTGCCGTGGGAGTACCTCCAGGACGCCAACCAGGTGCCGGGCATCGACATGGGCACCCGGGCCACCCGCACGGTGATGAGCTCCCTGGAGCTGGAGCTGGAGTACGACCAGGCCCAGAAGGCGCGCGACGCCAACAACTACGACGCCGCCAACACGGTCAGCCTCACTGGCTCCGACGTCTGGTCCGGCACCAGCGCCACCCCCACCGACGACATCGAGGCCGGCAAGGACCAGGTCCGGGCCCGCATCGGCATGTACGCCAACACGGTGCTCCTGTCGGCCCAGGCCTACCAGAACGCCAAGACCGCCTCGCAGGTGGTGGATCGCTTCAAATACACCTCCAGCGAGTCCATCACCACCGACATGCTGGCCAACCTGTGGGACGTGGACCGGGTGGTGGTGGGCAAGGCGGTCACCTACGACGAGGCCAGCGACGCCATGAGCGACGTCTGGGGCCCCGACGTGGTGGTGGCCTACGTGCCCGAGAGCCCGTCGGGCATGGAGGAGCCCTCCTACGGCTACACCTACACGATGGAGGGCCACCCGCTGGTGGAGGAGGCCTACCAGGACCGCAACGCCAAGTCCTGGCTCTACCCCACCACCTACGAGCGCGATCCGGTGATCGCCGGCGCCGAGGCCGGCTTCCTGATCCAGGGCGCCGGCAACTAGCGCCGGCGGCGCTTTCTGACGGGCGCGGCCGCGACCGCGCCCCTTACCCAAGGAGCGAAACGTGGCCCCCACATACGAACTCCTGCGCCCCGTGAAGCGGGGCGGCAAGGTCCACCGGCCGGAGCGCGAGGGCAGCATCGAGATCCCGGACGAGGCGGAGGCCCGCCACCAGCAGCAGCTGGGCGCCATCGGCCACCGGCTGGCCGCCGACGGCGGCGCCGAGCCGGAGCCGGCCAAGGGCGCGGGCGACGAGCAAAAGGCACAGCCCGGGCGGCCGGAGGATCCCGCCGAGGCGGACCGGCAGATCGCCGGGGTCATCCAGGCCCTGGATCCCGGGGAGGAGGCGGTCTGGACCAGCGGCGGCAAGCCCGACGCCCAGGCCCTGTCCGAAAAGCTCGGCTGGCGGGTGTCGGCCGAGGACCGCGACCGCGTCTGGGCGGCGGTCAAGCCGGCGGCCGGGGAGTAACCGGGCATGCCCTACGCCACCCCCGCCGACATGCTGGAACGGGTGGGTCCCAAGGAGCTGGCCGAGGTGGCCACGCCCCGGGACCTGGCCGTGGTCTCCCCGGAGCTGATGCGGGACACCATCGAGGGCAACGACCGCAGCGCCTATGCCCAGGACGAGAAGGACGCGGCCGACGCCGCCCTGGCCCGCATCGAGGGCGCCCTGGCCGACGCCCAGGCGCAGCTGGACGGCTACCTGGGCAGCCGCTACAGCCTGCCGCTGGCCTCGCCGCCGGCGGTGCTCACCCAGTACAGCGTGGACGTGGCGCGCTTCCGGTTGTTCGACGACGCCCCGCCGGAGGCGGTCAAGAAGCGCTATGACGGCGCCCTGCAGTTCGCGCAGCGGGTGGCCAAGGGCGAGGTGGCCATCGGGGTGAGCGACCAGGAGGTGGCCACCGGCGGCAGTCCGGAGGTGGCCGGCCCCGATCGCACCCTCACCGAGGACGGCGTCTGGGGGGACTACCTCTGATGGCGGGGCTGAGCTTCGAGATCCAGGACCGCGAGGTCCAGGAGGTCCTCCAGGACCTCATCGAGGCGGGCCAGGATCCGGAGCCGGCCTTCCGCTCGGTGGGGCGGGCCTTGCAGACCCGGGTGCAGCTGGGGTTCCGCCAGTCCCGCGATCCCTTCGGGGTGAGCTGGCCGCCGCCCAAGGGCCGCGACGGTCAGCCCCTGCGGGATTCCAACCGCCTGTACGACTCCATCGACTACCAGGCCGACGACTCGGGCGTGGCCGTGGGCACCAACGTGGTCTACGCCCGCATCCACAACCAGGGCGGTGTGATCCGCGCCAGGAATCACCCCTACCTGACCTTCCGCGTCGGGGAGCAGTGGGTGCGCAAGAAGCAGGTCCGCATCCCGCAGCGGCAGTTCCTCCCCACCGACACCCTGCCGCCGGCCTGGCGCCGGGACGTCCTGGGGCAGTTCGCCAAGCACTTCGGAGGCGATCGTGGCGCTTGATCCCAATGCCGACCACCTGGTGCTGGAGGAGGCGATCCGCGCCCGCCTGGAGGCGCAGGTGGCCAGCGCCCGCCACCACCTGACCGTCGCCGACCTGGAGGGGGTCCAGGAGGAGGAGCAGAAGCATCCGGCCGTCCACGTCGTCTACAACGGCGACCAGGTGGGCGGCGACAGCGGCGACGGCTGGGCCCAGAAGATCACCCAGGACTGGATGGTGGTGGTGGCGGTCCGCAACCAGCGCGGCGGCCGCAGCGGCAGCGGCGCCCGCGGCGAGGCCGGCCCCATCGTCAGCGAGGTGCTGACCGCCATGCAGGGCTGGAGCCCCGAGCCGGCCACTTTCGATCCCTTCGTCCGCGTCTCGGCGCCGGGGCCGGCCGCTCCGGGCGCCGGGTTCTTCTACGTCCCCCTGGTGTTCCGCACCGGGTTCGCCACCTACGGAGAGCAGCCGACATGACCACCGCCAAGAAGCCCCGTTACGTCAAGGTCACCCTGGCCGAGCCCCACACGCACCGGGGCATCGAGCACCTCGCGGGCACCGAGCTGGAGGTCCGCCCCCACCAGGCCGCCCGGCTGTGGGAGCGCGGCAAGCTCAAGAGCAAGCCCGACGTCCCCGAGCTGAAAGACGGTGCCAAGGCCGACGGCTAACCCCGAACCGACTAGGGAGAGCACCCCGCCATGCCTACCAACGAGACCAAGAAGTTCGTCCTCGGCGCCGGTAAGGTCTTCTTCGACCCCTTCGACGCCAACGGCGCCCTTACCGGCGAGCGCTACCTGGGGGACACCCCCGGCTTCCAGCTCACCGTGAACACCACCAACCAGGATCTGTGGACCTCGGACCAGCCCATCGCCGAGCGTGCCGAGTTCGTGGCCACCCAGCTCACCCGCCAGGCCAGCATCACCTGCCGCAACATCTCGATGGAGAACCTGGCGCTGTTCCTGATCGGTGACGTGGCCGAGCACTCCCAGTCCTCCGGGTCGGTGACCGCCGAGCCGCACACGGTCAAGACCGACCGCTGGTACCAGCTGGGCCAGGACAGCTCGAACCCCACCGGGGTGCGCGACGTGACCAGCGTCACCGTGGTGGACGCGGGCTCCACCACCACCTACACCGAGGGCACGGACTACGAGCTGGACGCCGCCCTGGGCCGCATCCGCCCCATCCCCGGCGGCGGCATCACGGACGACGCCGACATCGAGGTGGATTACGACACCAACCAGACCACCTGGGACCGCATCACCTCCAATGCCCTCGGCACCCAGGACGGCGCCCTGCGCTTCATCGCCGACAACACCGCCGGGCCCAACCGCGACCTGTACGCCCAGAAGGTGCGGCTCAATCCGGACGGCGACTTCGCCATGAAGTCCCGCGACAACTGGCAGGAGCTGGCCTTCATGACCGAGTTCCTGACCCCGGACACGGGGGCGGCCGTCTACCTCGACGGCCAGCCGGTTTAAGGGGGGTGTAAATGGCGGATAAATCCCCCTCGGACGAAACGGCGGCCGCCGGCGACGAGGCCGGCGGCCGGGAGGCCGTCGAGGAGCTGCAGCAGCTGGTGGCCGAGGAAACCGTCGAGGTCAAGGGCCAGCGCCTCAGTGTCCGCGAGTTCACCTTCCGCGAGGGCCTGGAGGCGGCCCCGGTGGCCCGGCCCATCATCCAGGCCCTGCAGGAGCTGGTGACGGCCGAAGGCGAAGAGGCCGACGCCTTCGAGATCGCCGACCTCATGGCCGCCCACCCCGACGCCTGGTTCCAGCTGGTGGCCAGGGCCTGCGACTGCGACCCCGAGTGGGTGGCCGGCCTTCCCGAGACCGAGGGCATGCACCTCAGCCTGGTGTTCTGGAGGCTGAACGCCGCTTTTTTTACGCGGCGCGTGGTGACCGGGGCGATGCGGAAGGCCGGGGAGGCGACGGCCGGGGAGCCGGCCTCTTCGAGATCTTCCACACCCTGATCGCCCACGGGCACGGCCCGGACCACCGGGCGATCGCCGAACGCTACACCTGGCGCCAGATCCGCGCCTTCTACCGCGAGGCCCTGTACCGGGAGCGCTGCCGCCAGGCGGACCTGATGGACGCCATCGGCGCCACCCTCACCGGCGAGGACCTCCCCGAAATCATCCGGCAGATGCGGGAACGATAGGTGGCCGACGAGAACCTGGAACTGGCCGTAAAGGTCCGCGCCGACATCCGCCAGGCGCTGCGCGAGATGAAGCAGCTGCGCCAGGGGGTTGCCGGGGTGGGCGAGGCCGGCGAGCGCGCCGGCCGCAAGACCGGCGTCCTGTTCCGCGAGCTGGATCTGGGCAACGGAATCCTGGGCCGCAACGTGCGCCTGGCCCGCAACGCGAGCGTGGCCATCGGGGCCATCGGCACCGCGGCCGCCGGCGCCATCGGCGCCCAGGCAGTCTCCAGCTTCGCCTCGCTGGAGGAGGGCCTGGTGGCGGTGCGCAAGACCGCCGATCTCACGGACCAGGAGATGGCCACCCTGGAGAGCCGCGTCCAGGAGCTGGCCACCACCATCCCCGCCACCACCGACGAGCTGCTGCGCAACGCCGAG